CAAGCAATCGTGCTATGCCACAGTTTCAAAAAGACTTGGGACTAAGTATCAAACAGAGTAATCTTTGCTCTGAAATTATTTTACCTACAGATAAAGACAGAACAGCAGTATGTTGTTTGTCTTCAGTTAATTTGGAGTACTTTGATGACTGGAAAACGGATCCTTTATTTCTTTCTGATATTGCAGAAATGCTTGACAATGTTCTTCAGTATTTTATTGATAATGCTCCTGCCGCCGTTGAACGTGCAAGGTTCTCTGCCATACGTGAGCGCAGTATTGGCATCGGTGCTCTTGGGTTTCATGCTTATCTACAACGAAATAACGTCCCATTCGAATCCGCACTCGCAGTCGGAAGAAACAAACAAATCTTCTCACATATAAGAGGACAACTTGATGATGCAAATCTTAAATTGGGTAAAGAACGTGGTGAAGCGCCTGATGCTGTTGGTACTGGGAAGCGTTTTAGTCATATGCTCGCCATTGCTCCTAATGCTTCAAGTTCTATTATTATGGGTAATACTTCTCCTTCAATTGAACCCCTACGTGCGAATGCGTATAGACAAGACACTCTCAGCGGTTCTTCATTGAATAAGAATAAATGGCTTGACAGAATCATTAAAGATATAGTAAAATCAGACGATGAATATCAGACAGTCTGGTCTAGCATTATTGCAAATGATGGTAGTGTACAGCACTTAGATATTTTAGACGATTGGCAGAAAGATGTATTCAAAACATCTATGGAGATTGACCAACGTTGGTTAGTAAATCATGCCGCAGATAGACAAGAGTATATCGATCAAGCACAATCATTGAATCTATTCTTCCGTCCAGATGTAAACATTAAATATTTACATGCAGTACACTTTCAAGCATGGAAGCAAGGACTCAAAACATTGTACTACTGCCGTTCAGAAAAGATTGGTAAAGCAGATAAAGTTTCAAGACGTATTGAACGTGAAGTAATTAAAGAACTCGACATGAAAGCACTTATTGATGGTGATGCATGTCTCGCATGTGAAGGATAAAAGGTACTTAAATGGAATTTTCGGCGTTAGACGTAGTGTTTTTAGTTGGACTAGCAATTTTTTTTCTATTGAGAGATTTAAAAAATAGATTTCAAACAAAAGAAAATGAAATTGATATAGTGTTAAGAGAAGCAGAACAAAAAGATATTATAATCTGCAAAAGTGAAATCGTTAATGGACAAATTTTTATTTATGAGAAAAAAACAAGTGCATTCATCACGCAACAGCCTAATGTTGAAAGCATGGTTAAGTTTTTTGTAAACAATTACCCAAACAAAACAATAATATTCGGAGAACAATAAAAAAATGAGTGCAACAAAAGTAAAAAGTAATTTAATGGATGGCAGAGATGCATTCAAGCCATTCAACTATCCATGGGCATATGATGCTTGGCTGAAGCACGAACAGAGTCATTGGCTACACACAGAAGTGCCAATGGCTGAAGACGTTAAAGATTGGAAGAAAAAATTAACAGCAGAAGAGAAACATTTTCTCACAAACATTTTTCGTTTCTTTACACAAGGCGACATTGACGTTGCTGGTGGTTATGTAAAAAACTATCTACCTTATTTCCCACAGCCTGAAGTGCGTATGATGTTGCTTGGCTTTGCGGCTAGAGAAGCATTGCACGTTGCCGCATATTCACACTTGATCGAAACGTTAGGTCTACCAGACACAACATATAACGAATTCTTAGCATATCAAGAGATGAAAGACAAACACGATTATGTGTTAGATATTTCTAGTAAGAATGGCGACTTGCAATCTACTGCTACTCACATTGCAGTATTCTCAGCATTCACAGAAGGTATGCAGTTGTTCTCTTCATTCATCATGCTATTGAACTTTCCACGCATGGGCAAGATGAAAGGCATGGGACAGATTATTACATGGTCTATTGTTGATGAAACGCAACATGCAGAATCTATGATTAAATTATTTAGATCATTTATCCAAGAGAATAATGAAATCTGGAATGATGAATTAAAATCTAAGATATATACTATTGCAGAACGAATGGTTGAACTTGAAGACAAGTTTATTGACTTGGCGTTCGGTATCAATGCGATGGAAGGACTTACTTCGGAAGAAGTTAAGAAATACATTCGCTATATTGCAGACAGGCGCCTTATCAGCCTTGGGTTGAAAGGCATATTTAAAGTTAAAAAGAATCCATTACCTTGGGTTGAAGAAATGATTAATGCTCCAACGCATACAAATTTCTTCGAGAACAGAGCAACCGACTATGCAAAGGGTGCTACAAAAGGTGATTGGGCAGACGTATGGGGGAAAGCCGCATGAAAAAAATATTAGTATCGTTATTCATCTTATTATCATTTAATGCATTTGCATGGAATCAAGGTGCGCCTCTTCCTGTAGAAGAATGCGTAAAACATTCTCCATATGGATTTCCAGTTGTACAAAATGTTCAACCAATTTGCAGACAGGCATATCTTGTTGGGTATGATGTACAAGCAAAGATTCCAAAATTTGTTACGTACTCGCTAATACCGCCAAATGCATTAGGTTGTGTTGCACGTACTAATGCATTTGTTGCAGATCAATCTATACCTAATGGTGCACGTCCAGATGACTATGCAAACACAGGTTACGATAAAGGTCATGCCGCACCAGATGGCGATATGAGTTGGGATACACAAGTAGAATATGAATCTTTCTTAATGACAAACATGTATCCACAAGCAGGTTCATTGAATCGTGGTGTTTGGAAATTACTTGAAACATCTGTTCGTGGTTGGGCAGTACAACACAATCAATCGTTTACAATTTATGTTGGTGGTGTCTATGATGCTAATGACAAACGAATTGGTAATGGTGTAGTTGTTCCGCATGGATATTATAAAATTGTAATTAATAATCAAACTAAAGAAATTGCGGGATGGGCATTTCCTCATACCGAACCATATCCAAATTTAGGAAATGATTTAACTAGATTCAGAATGACAGTTGCACAAATAGAACAATCTGCTGGTGTGATCTTTGGGTTTCCTAAAAGTGCAATAGAACTACCTCCAGGTAGAGAATGGACAGTTGACTTTGGCGCATTAACTAACGCCAAACGTAAAAAGTGTGGATAAAAGGATTAACAAATGAAAAAAATATTAACTGTATTTTTGTTAATGGTGTCTGCTTCATCATTTGCACAGCACCATGGTTATCATCACGGTTATGGACTTAGACCATATAATTGGATTGGACCTACAATCATAGGCGGTGTTATTGGATACGAAATTGCACGACAACAACCTATAATTGTTCAGCAACAGCCCGTATTTGTTCAACAGCAACCCGTTATAATTCAACAGTCGCCGCAAGTGTGTACTGATTGGAAAGAAATTCAATATCCTGATGGCAAACTTTATCGTGAAAGAACTTGCACACAATAATCATGTGGAGACTATGGGCAAAAGCACTAGGACATAAATCTAGTGCATGTGATAAAGAGTCGGACAGAGTTGCAATTATCAGAACAATTATTGTGCTTTGCTATATAATAACAAATATATTCATCGTAGCAGGCGTTATAAGGCATTGGTAAAAACATGGCACACATCGTAGCAAATCTTCCCGCAGTTAAATGTTTTGTACGCAAAGAATTTCTCTATGACTTTGAAAAAGGTCATGGAGAATTAGTTCCTTGCTGGTGGATAAGTATAAAGAGTCTGAGGGGACAAGCATTTCGTATCGAAGCATATCTAAATGAATATGGCGCACTATATGACAAGTTGCCTTTACATGCATTCTGTTGGAAAGCAGTAGAAGATGAAATGCCTCTCGACCAATTACAATTGTGGGATTGTTTGTCATACGACATTACTGTAATTAAAAAAGCACAGTTACAATCTCAGAAATGTAAATTTAAAAGTAAGGCTGGTGAATGGATATACGGCGAGTATATGTTTACTGTCGATTCTGCACATCCAGATTTTAATGTACTAGATACAGGATTCAGCGAAGATATTGAGGATCACAAATCTTATAATTTTATTAAATGTGATAATGGTCAGTTTGCGGCACAGCCGAACAATAGAATGTTGATTCTAGAACCTAGTAGTAACCCAAAGGAACTTAAGATTCCCGATTTCAAAGTAGCAACCAAGCGTTGGTCTGTAGAGACTGAAGCAAAGTGGGCACTAGGAAGCACAAGTACTGTAATGTACGAATAAGGAGAAAAAGATGACAACATATAACGTATTTTGCGATTCGTGTGCGGCTGAGTATTCAGTAACGCCATTAGTAGGACTAGATACACCACCAACAAATTGTGCTTATTGCGGTTCAGAAATCGCCGAAGAAGCAATTTCAGAAAAAGACGAAGAGTGGACCGATGAAGAGTGGGATAAACTAATAGAAGATGATGAATGGTCCTCGGAAGACGATAGATGATCGTAGCAGGAGTAGATTATTCTCTAACGTGTCCTGCAATGTGTGTGTTTGATACAGGAGACGATAATGACAGGATTGGACATTTTAACTTTTCTGATTGTAATTTTTATTTTCTAACTCAATCTAGAAAATACGATGTACAATTCAAAAATATAAGAGGCAAGTTTTTCGACCACGAAGGAATGACTGACGTATTACGATACGTTGGTATATCAAATTTCTTCATTGATAGATTGTTGGAGACAGACAAAGATTGCCACGTATTCCTAGAAGGATATTCT